CAATCCCCTGCATAAGAAGCAAGCTGGAGTCCTGATTAAGACGATTACAAACTACACATCGGTCCAAGCACGAGATGTGGCAATGCGGCTCAACCCAAACTTCTTCGATGGCTATGAATGGGTATCTGTCTTGGACTCTCGTACGTCCTTAATCTGCGCGAGTCGAGATGGCACGGTCTATCCATTTACGAATGATCCTGTTCTATCGCCCAAGCCGCCAGCGCATTTCTCTTGTCGATCAACCATTACACCAAAGCTGAAACCGCAGTTTGAAAGTAGGCAGACCAAACAGCCCAGACGGACCGCAGAGGGTGCGAAGGGTAAAACGAAGGTCAATGCACAGACAAATTATCAATCGTGGCTGACAAGGCAACCTGCGGCGTTTCAGGATGAAGTATTAGGCAAAACTCGTGGACTACTATTCCGCAGAGGAAAACTACCCATTTCTAAGTTCGTTGACGAGTCAGGGAAAACTTTGACGCTCAATGAGTTAAGAAAAGTCGAACCCGAAGTATTTAATAGGGTAAAATTGTAACTGGAGCCAGAGGCTCAACGTGCGAAGCTAGAGGTGAAGCATGGAATTTTTAAATGAAGTCGAGCTTGATGAGGAAGTTAAGAAGCAACTTTCTGAGAAGTTCAAGGAGACTCTGGATAAGAGCCTCGAAGAAAGAATTGCTGAAGAAGTCCAAGGACTGAAGGCAAAAAAACGATGAATTGCTGGCTGAGAAAAAAGCCGCACAACGAGCAAAGGACGAGCTAGATGCCAAGGCCAGAGCTGAAAAAGAGAGGTATGCTCAAGAAAACGGGCAGTACCAAGAACTCTACGAAAGCCAAAAGCAAGAAGCCAATGCTTTACGGCAAAAAATCGAAGAAATGAATCAACAGGTCGTCAGACAGAAAATATCGTCTGAGGCAACTAAAATCGCTGGATCGTTGACAAAAGACGTATCCAAGGCAAAATTGTTAGAAGAAAAGCTAAGTCAGAGACTTACGCTTATGGATGGAGAATTAAGGGTGACTGATGACTCAGGTCAACTGACTGTCAGCACTCTTGAGGACTTGGTATCAAATGTGCGGAATGATTATCCATTCCTAGTTGACGGTATCCAAGCAAGCGGTGGCGGGGCCACTCGTTCACAAGGCGGGGCTGATGTGGGCAATAGAGAAATTAGTCGCTCTGATTTTGAGGATATGAAACACGCTGATCGTGCAAAGTTCTTCAAAGAAGGCGGCAAAGTCTATGACGATTAAAGGAGAAGCCACATGGCTAACGTATTAACTGATCTAGCGGCAGACATCTACAAAGCCGCCGACGTAGTAGGACGGGAGCTAGTAGGCTTCATTCCTGCTTCCACTATCAACGCTGACGGTTCTGAACGTGCGGCGAAGGGCGACGTAGTTCGTGCTTCTTTCACTCGTGAAGCATCAGCAGTGGACGTATCAGAGTCTATGACTATTCCAGAAGGAACAGATCAGACTGTTGATAACAAGACACTGACAATCTCAAACGCTCGTGCGGTTCAGATTCCTTACACTGGTGAAGATGTACTCCATCTGAACAACGGTATCGGATTCGAGACTGTGTACGGTGACCAGATTGCTCAGGCAATGCGTACTCTGACTAACGAAATGGAGCAAGACTTGTGGGAAGAAGCCTACACGAACTCCTCTCGTGCGTTCGGTACAGCAGGTACTACACCATTCGGCTCTAACTTCTCTGAGATTGCTGAAATCCGCCAAATTCTGGTAGACAACGGTATGCCACAGAACGACGGTCAGGTGTCTTTGGTCCTCAACACTCTTGCAGGAACTAACTTGCGTCAGCTCGCTCAGTTACAACAGGCTAACACTGCCGGTGGTACTGATCTTCTGCGTCAGGGCATCTTGCTTGATCTTCAGGGTCTTGGTATCCGTGAGTCGGCTCAAGTCGGCATTCACACCAAGGGTACTGGTACTGGCTACTTGTTGAACGATGCTTCTTCAGCTATCGGTGACACAGTAATCGCAACTGATACTGGTACAGGAACTATCCTTGCAGGTGACATCGTTACTTTCGCAGGTACTTCTGACAAGTATGTTGTCAACACAGCTCTTGCTGGCGGTTCATTCACTATCGGTGGAACTGGTCTGGTAGCGGCTGAAGCTGACAACGATGCAATCACTGTGGGCAACAACTACACAGCGAACATCGCATTCCATCGCCGTGCTTTGGAATTAGCGGTTCGTGCGCCAGCAGTACCACAAGGTGGCGACATGGCAGACGACGCTATGACTGTTCAAGACCCAGTTTCAGGATTGGTATTCGAGGTCCGTGTTTACAAGGGCTATCGTAAGACCATGATCGAAGTTGCGGCATCTTGGGGTGTCAAAGCGTGGAAGTCTGACTTCATCGCTACATTGGTCGGCTAATGTCGATCCTAGCGGGGGCTTCGGCCCCCGTTTCTAATGAGGATTCATAAAATGGCAGAATCAAAGACGACTACCAAGAAAGCACCCGCTAAAAAGCCAGCGGTTAAGAAAGCGGCTCCAAAATCAGATGCGCCAACGCTCACTAAAATGGTTCGAGACGATGGCAAGGAAGCGATGGTTCACCCATCAATGGTTGAAGCATATAAGTCCGGTGGATATAGAGAGGCGTAAGTCATGGCTTTGGTCATTGAGGATGGATCGGTTGTCACAGGTGCTAACTCGTACGTCACTCTGGCTGAGTTTAAGGCTTGGGCAGATAGTCGGGATATTACTTATAACGCCGATGATAATGTACTGGAAGCTCAGATACTCCGCGCTATGGACTATATTGAGCGACTCTACTTCATCGGCAATAAGGCAAACGAGAATCAACCGCTTCAGTGGCCTCGTACGGAAGCCCTTATCGACGGCTACTACGCTGATGCGACAGAGATTCCGAAAGAAGTCAAAATCGCCGTGTACGAAGCGACTGTCGTTGAGGCCGCTGGATACAGCGAGCTGGAGATACAATCGCGCAAGACGTTGCGTGAGCGTGTTGGAGACATCGAAGTGCAGTACGCAGAAAACAGCGAAAACCGCACAATCACTCCAGCACTCCAGTATGCACTGAATCGTATCGTTCAACCGGCATTTCAGGTGTTTAGGGTATGACGTTCAACTATACGGCCCTTCAGTCGAGTGCAGGGACATTGCTCCAGAATTTTGGGCGGCAACTGACTTTCACTCGCAGTACAGATGGCTCGTATGACCCGAATACCGGCACAACGTCTCCTACAAGCTCAAACTACACAAAATATGGTTGTGTGTTCGACTACACAGACGCAGAGCGTGGAGAATCGAATATCGAGGTAGGTGACCGGAGAGTATTGGCCGAAGGGTATGCGTATCAGGTCGGAGATACAGTGTCATTGGACAGCGAGGTCTATCGGATCATTTCAGTCTCGAACATACAGCCAGCGGCAACAGTCGTCGCCTGTAACTTGCAGGTCAGAAAATGAGCAAGTTCAGTAAGGGAATGGCTGATGCGACTGCCCGCATTGTCTCGAATAGCAAGAGAGAAGTACGGAAAGTCATTCGAGGGATAGCTAAAGATGCGATCATGGGTACTCCAGTGGATAAAGGAACGCTTATCAACAACTGGTATGCGAGCAACCGCGCAATCCCGAATCAAACGACAAAGGCCACTGATCCTTCTGGCAAAACATCACTATCCAGAGTCGATAAGGCACTGACAAGATTGCAGATAGGCCAGACGTTTTATATGGCAAACAGCCTTCCTTACGCACGGACTGTTGAGTACGGCAAGTATCCAAATCCGCCCAAGAATCCAACAGGCAAGACCGTGAATGGATTCTCTAGGCAAGCTCCTGCTGGTATGGCTAGAATTGCCGTGGACAAAGGTATCGCTAAATTAAGAGCTAGAGGTGGCAAATAATGGCTACTACTTTCAATGACATACAAGCGGCTCTTGATAACCGTCTTAACACTTTCGCAGGTGGTTATGACATTGCTTGGCCGAATATCAACTACGAGCCAGCAGGTAACGCAACTTTCTTAACTCCAAACTTCATTCCAGAGGAAACCCAGCAGGTCGGTTTGGGGACTAACGGTAAAGATGAAACAAACGGGATTTATCAAATAGATGTCGTCTATCCTGCGGGGCAGGGTCGTTCATCAGTGCCGGATTCCGTCGCAGATCATTTCAAGCGCGGTACAGTTATGTCGTATAATGACGTAAGTGTCCGTGTGCGGTCGGTTTCTATCGCACAGGCAATAACAGATGGTGCATATCACTTTGTGCCTATTTCTGTTAATTTTTATTCATATACTGACGCGAGGTAAAGCAAATGGCTATCGCAAACGGCGCACAACACTCTCTGCATTACATCGCAGAAGTGACTTATGGTACAACCCCCGCAACTCCGACTTGGACTCCGTTTCCACATACTGGAACGAGTTTGGCTCTAACAAAGGATGCCATTGAATCCGAAAAGTTGCGTGGTGATCGTCAGGTCGAAGATTTCCGTCATGGGAATAAGTCTATCGGCGGCGATGTATCGTCTGAATTGGAATACGGTGCATTTGACGACATTCTTGAGGCTGTCATGTGCGGTACTTGGTCAACGAATGTTCTGAAGTCTGGCTCAACTCGCAGGTCTTATACCTTAGAGCGTAAGTTTGGGGATTTAGCGACTCCTGAGTTCCATCGGTATGAAGGTGTTGAGTTCAACTCTCTGGCAATCTCTGTCGCTCCAAACTCAATGGTAGGCACAACATTCACTGTCGTCGGCAAGGATTTGTCTCTAGCAACAGCAGAAGTTGCATCTTCAACATATTCTGCTGACGTAGGGAATACGCCATTCGATTCATTTACTGGCTCGATTACTGAAGGTGGATCATCTATCGCAACAGTAACAAGTCTGGATATGACTATCGAAAACGGCTTGGAACCATTATTTTCGGTCGGTTCTGATACGACTAATCGTCCGTCAATCGGCAAATCTCGTGTAGCAGGTACGTTAGTTACTTACTTCGACAGCAAGTCTTTGTATGAGAAGTTCATCAACGAGACTGCTTCTGAAATCGTTTGTACGTTGACTGATGTAGCTGGCAACAGCTTGCAGATCGACATTCCAAATGTGAAATACAACTCTGGGCAACCAGACGTAGCTGGCGAAGGTCCGGTCACTGTATCAATGGAGTTTGTAGCACTTTACAGCTCTAGTGATGCATCACAGTTAGTGATTACCCGTACACCAGCGTAAATTAAAGGCAATAAAACCTAGGGGGTTTTATGGAAGTAAATCAACTGGCAACGGTTGAGAGTCACGAAGCTGGGACTGAGTTTCAGCTTGTGAATACGGCAACTGGCGAACCTGAAGATGTAATCTTTTTGGTCAAAGGTTTGGATTCTAAGGCGTGGCGGCAAGCTCAAAAGGAGCAAAGGCGCAAGAACGAAGGCAAAGAGGACATAGATTTATTCGATCACGAATACATCTGGCCGATGATTGCATCAATCATTATTGATTGGCAGGAATTGGAGAAGGACGGTAAGCCATTCGAGTATTCAAAAGAGAATGCGCTATGGCTTTGTGAAAACTCTCCGAATGTTGTGAATCAAATCTTTGCTTTCTTGCTTGACAGGAAAAATTTCATAAACGGCTGATTGATGAGTTTGTGGCATTTGGGAAGTGGTGTTTTTACATCAACGGATACCCAGAAGGTTCAAAAATCAGTCGTTATGAAAGTCTGAAACAAGTTGAGAAAAGTCGCGGAGTCACACCGCCAGAATTGCTGAATGCACCAACACTGTCATGGCAACATGATGACTGCTGGGTAGCGTACACATCGCTCAAAGACCATACATGGTTGGAGCTTGAAAGTTATATGCGGCTCACGGGAAGAACGCTCGATCCGTGGGAAATTGAAGCGATTATGGAGCTGGCAAAGCATAAGGTTTGATCATGGCGACAGAAGTAGAAAAACTTATTATTGCGATTGAGTCTGTTGGCCTCAAAGAATCTCAAAGAGAATTAACTAAACTCAAGAAAGCCGCAAAAGACGCTGAAGGTGCGACTGAAGGTTTAAATAAGCAAAATAAAAAATCCATTCCTTTACTAAAAGGGTATCGCGGGGCTACATCTGCGCTTACCAATACAACAGGTCAACTCTCTGTACAAATTCAGGACGTTGCAGTCCAGCTCGAATCGGGTACGGATGCAGTCCGTGTCTTTGCACAACAGGGTCCACAGATTGCGGCAATCTTCGGTCCTTCTGGTGCGGCCTTCGGTGCAATTCTTGCCATTGGTGCGTTGATTGGTGGACCGTTCATCAGATCATTATTCGACGCCAATGAAGCAATTACCGAATCTCAGAAGAAGCTCAAGGAATATAGCGGCAATCTCTCAGACCTTTCTGAAGTAGCGAAAGGAGCAAAGCTCGC